CCGTCTAAACGAGGACTACCTAACTGCCACTGGACATTTAAGTCTGTGGACGCAATCTCAATTGCCATCTGCCTAGCCCTAGCCCGCATGAAGATCTGCTCTGTATATACATCTACCGAGGTTTCAATAACGTTTTCAGAATCAATATTTGTATAAGCATTACCAGGAAAGTTCCTTGGTTTAATGTACATAGTAGCCGTTGGGGTATTAGCCGTAGAGCCACTAAAGCTAATATCAGGAATAATCCGCTTGGTCAGAATAAACTGATCCCCGTCCACAAGGTCAAAATCCGAAGATGCAATATTGGCAAGTAATGGCAGGGTGTCGTCATTAGTACCCAGCTCGTGGTTATAGAGCTTATTATCGCCAACAGCTTGAGGGTATTCCCTAACTGGAGAATCAAGCCATGCAGTACGGTGGATAGTGCCGTAGTACCAAATTTTTTCTAAGTGGTTATAGACCACATAAGCATCGTTTACCTGACTGTTGGCAGTAGGATAGAACCACCAAATCTCGTTCCAGCCTTCGTTAGTGCCAGAGACAATCTGGTCAGCTTGGGCGTAGTTTAAGTTAGTAAATACATGGTTTCTTAAAGTAGACGGAAGTGTCTCAACTCGTCCAGAATACGCATAGAACTTATCTTTACCCATCCAGTAGGCTACGTTATTAACGACTGCTACGGCTCTTGGGCTAAGGATTGAGATATTGTCAGCAAGTTCTTGAATACTAAAGACGTCTGCTGTACCTAAGAATTGCAGGGAATTAAGCGTTCCCTCGGTATAGACCAGAATCTCTTGACGGGTTGTAACGGCACAAACAATCTTAGACCCACGAGATAGGCGTATAAACCCTGCCGAGTTAGTTACTAGCGGAGTCCATACATTGGGCTGATCTTGGGTAGCCCAGCGGATTAATAGGGGATCAAAAGCACCACCGCCATAGGGTGTAGCTCCAAAGGCTAGTAAGTGTTTGTCGTTCTGGGAAACCAGAATCTCAGTGGCTTCTGTTGGCACATCAGCTGGCGCAACGCCATTAATAGTAGTAGCGGATAGTAAAGCTGCACGAGCTGTAACCCCAGCGGAACGCTCCCAATAATAGATTGGACCATTGCGGATATTCATTACTAGGTCATTGTCAAAGTTATTGAAGAACCAATCCCTTTGCTGTAAAACAACAGGAGTCACTGCTCCAGAACCCCAACCTAACCGACCCCAAGTACCAGCGCCCCAGCCGTAACCATATACGTCTACGTCATAACCTACATCAATATCATATGCGGCTGTAACTGTAGCCCCACCTTTGCCTGTATCTGAACCATTAGCATTTACCCCTACATTGATTGTGTAGGTATAGGCAACCGTATTAACAGTCAAAATCTCATAGCCAAATTCTTTGTTTAAAACATCAGCAGTAATATTTCCGCCTAGGCTAGCAGCCCCTGAATAGGTCACATAATTTCCTACCTCTGGGTTATAAGCCGTATCGGTAGAGTAGGAAACTGTAAGCGTAGAAGAGCCTGACGTAGCAGTAAACGGACCCGCAGCAGCTCCTAGGGTCGTTGAAGTATGCTGTAAGGGGGTAATGTCATAGACCTCAGTACCAGCCTCTAGGTAGACCTTTTTGCTAGTTCCCATCGCAAGGAAGTTATCGCTCTGGGTGGTAATCCAGTTAAACATCTGACGGCAAATACCGATAATGGTAAATGTGCCGTAGCGTAGCCAGCCGCCTATTTTCTGAGGATAACCAGAACGGAAACGGATTTTGTCACATTGAAACCAGCCACCTTCGTTGGTGTAGTTGGTCTGATCTCGGTTGACCCCTGGCTTAAATTGTAGTTTCTGTAGTGGCATATTAGCTCAAGAATAAGGCACGTTCATCGTTCCTGCGGGTTACTAGACCTTTTAGTACTTTACCCCCAGCCAGCGTATATTTCAAGAACTCTTCTGCCGCTTCTTCCATTTCGCCCCGAATAACCTTCTGACGGAGGGTGCTGCGCTGGAGCGTTCCGAGTCCCAGATTGAATGAGAAGCTAACCAAACCATCAAACTGACCTTGAGTCAGCTTTACTGGGCAATACTTTTCTACGCCTCTCTCAAACCTGTTTAAATCGTTTCTCAAAATTTCGTCCACTTCTTCCATGGAAAAAGTCCTATTATCTCTTTCTTCCAACGGAAAAGAATCTCGCTCTTCCAGTTTCATTTGTGCTTGTCTTGGATATAGAACATGACCGCAACCCACCGTCCAAAGTTTAGCTGGACAGCGGTAAGGACGCTGACGAATTCCTTCATGATGTTGCAGCATTTTTAGGCATTTCTCAGAGATTTGCATGAGACCACTCAAACGAATTATGTTTGACCCTATACCTAACGGCAGCGGTGGTTAAACCATAATGTTGCGCTGCACACTTAACACCAATAAATTCACCATCTGGGGTGATAACTTTAATCCGTGGATATTCTTTACCCAACTTAGCCAGACTCATTCTTTGTTTTTGTTCTGCCGTACATTTCATTCCTTTTGAGGGAGAAGGCTGTTTTGCTCTAGCCAAGCGGATCTTTTGTTTTGTTTCCTCAGAATGAGATCTGCCAATCATAGGAGATGGCTGTAGTTTTCTAGCTTGTCGAATCTTTTCTTTTTGTTCTTCTGTAATGGTACGACCCTTAAAAAGAGCGCTAAGTTTTGCTTTGGTTTCTGCTGAATGCGGTCTGTTTAACCTATGCTGTTTATTGACTTCTGTGCTGACGTTGTAGGTTTTGCGTAAATCGTCAGATAGTAATGACTTTTCAAAAGATAGCATATCTTCTTGGTTTTCAAATGTTTTGATAATTTCTATTAAAAAATCGTCTTGTCCATAAGTATTCCAAGCGTTTTGAAGGTGCATAGAGTGATGCATATTTCTATGTAATAAGTATGTATGCTGATTAGTACGCCTTTTAAAATTCGTGGTAGAACCATAGTAAGCCTTTCCAGACGTTTTACTTTGGATGTGATAAACAACGTACATCATTTCTTAGAAAATGCCTGTGTTCCGAACCAGAAAGAAACAATGGATGCCCAAATAATCTGGGTCTCATCATCCCATAGGAGGTTTAACGCCACGTCAAATGGCACTTCCCGATGGAAGGCAAACCAGAACCCAAACAGTTCTACAAACATAAACATGATGAACATACCGTAGGTAATGGCTGGTCTAACCATAGCTCTAGAGTTAGTAACCCACTGGGAAGCACCCTTGCCAATTTCTATGTCGTGAGCATACAAAGACGCCCTTTCTTGGGCTTGGGTCTGCATCTCAATCTGTTGGGTCTTAATCTCTTCTACATGGGCTTGAGCTGCAAATCCACGCTCTGCCATCTGGAGTTCCCGTTCTGTCTGCAAACGAGCCATTTCCATCTCATGCTTCTTGTCGGATTTGTCTTGGAAAAACCCCAATAGGCTGGGTAGTCCGCCTGACAGGAACGATATAAGGGTAGTAAATAAGGTAATCATTTTTTAGCTCTTTCTTCTAAGAGTTTGACCCGCACATGGAGGTCTTGAATATCTTTGTGTAGCTCGGCTTTTAGGGTATGACGTTTTTCTGCGGATATTGGGCTATCGGTGGGTACACCCTCATTGGTAATTAGGGCTGGCATTTTGCCTTCAATCTTAGTAAGACGCTCTTGGAATGAAGAAACCTGACCGAGTAGCCACGCTATACAGGCTACAAGAATCGGAATAACCGCCTTCATAATGTCTTGCATATTCATTTTTTAGACCCCCATACCATGTAATAAGCAATCCAAGCAGCTACCAAAAAGCACCAGAACTGCACCCATTTAACCTTTGCCAACTCTGCGTCAAAGTACTTCTTGTCTTCCTTCTCAAGCCGTTCAATCTCGGTCTTGATGTCTATTAGCTTTTGCCACTCTTTAGTGCCGTACTGCTTTATAAAGTCCACCCTTAATTTGTACTCTTCATCGCTTATCTTTTTGCGGTGCTTGTACTCCTCAAGGGCTTTAAATATTGCCCGTTCCTTCTTTAGCTCTGCTTCTCTACGCTCACGAATCCTTGCATTTGCTTGCGCTTTTGCTACATCTACTGCTTCCTTCTGTACTTCCTCGATGTTCTTGCCAATCTCACGACCAGCTTCCCGTCCAGTTTTTATCCCTTCACTGATGCCTTTAGCACCAGCCGATAACCCCAGTTCGTCTGCCATGATTCAATTTAAAATACCTCTCCGCCAGCGGCAGGGACAGATGTTGCATGAATAGATATATGCTGCTTTAGGTTCAAAGGCGCACCGCAATCGGCACAAGTATCTGCCTCTAACTCAGATGTATCTAAGTCATACCCACACGCACCACACACGATCTCAACTTCGTGTCTAGGCTGTACTTGCCCGTCAACTAGTTGAGCTTCGTATATGGCTTTCATACGGTCTCTAACTCAACCCATGAGGTTGTAGCCTCGTCCCACGAGTAGCGTTTGTTATCGTTTGGATACGGTACTGGGGCTTCCCATAGATAAGAATCTTGGTTCATTGACCAGCTTGGGTATGGTTGTGGAGCAGCAAAGCCTGTGCCGTCCCATGTGTAACCGATACCAGCATAGTTTTTATGTAATGGCTCACGACCACTAGGTGTGCCGTCTTGGTTGTAGTGAACTCCACCACGGGTGTTGTAGGATGTCTGTACCCATGACGCTGGATCGCCCAATGCTCCAGTAGAGATAAACGTTTCTTCAGCTACTACAACTTGTACAACTACGCCATTTTCTATTTTTGCAAAGTGTGCCATTAGACTGATACTCCTAAGTTAATTGCCTTAAGTTCTTCGACTGTGGTTACTGCTGTAATTGATGCCTCTGTTGCCGTAGCCCATGCAATAACCGCTGCACGATAAGTCGCCACATCAGCAGGGATGTCAACATTACGCTCTGCCTTACGAATGACATACCAATCGGTTGGGGCTAAAGTGAGGTTAGTATTTTGCTTGACTTGTGCAATATGGTTTGACTTTAAGCCTTTGTTAATAAGTCGCTGGGCGGTGTTAACCATAGACTTTGTTGCTGCGTCATAGACTTTTACATAAGCGGGGTCGCCATTTTCATCAACGGCTTCAAGGTCTTCTAATTCTCTTGGCACACCAGTATATGAGCCATCTGAGTTTTGTGTTACATAATAGTAGCGGTCATCTGGTCTGATTTCGTCTTGTCTAGTAAACATATTAGTTCCTATCTTGCGTTAGCGTATTTAAATGGGTTTTCGGCAAATGCTGCGTAAATGTAAGTTTGACCACTACTATTTGCATATTCAGAATTTCTTCTAGGTTTAAAACCATTAGATAAAATATCTATACCATTAGAATCTGTTTGTTCGCTTATTGAATCATTTGGATATAACTCTAAAACTGAAGCATTGTAGGGACTTCTGCTGGTATCAAAAATTGTCCATACTGTTGATGCAGTAGAAAAACTCGAAGCCTTAATAAGAATAAACCTAGGTCTAAACCCTGTATACACAAAAGTTCCATCAGGGACACCATTACCTGTGTATGAACCAAATGCAGAGTATCCAGGCACTGCTGCAAAACAGTAGGCTACATAGGTTTGAGTACTTTGATTTATGGTGTTTGAGTTTCCTAGTGTAAAAACTGTGTCAGATGGTGCTGTACTATTCCACCAAGGTTCATTGGCTGTTGAATTTGGGCCGTTTAACCTTAGACTTGCATTTGGACCTAACGAAATATGTTGAACAGCCCAATCTCCTGCACCGCTTCTTTTCTTAACAATAACCA